GTCTGCGTGAGCATCATCGCGACGCTTTTGAAACTGTCGGCGTTGCCTCCGGCCACCGCGTTGAGGTTGCCGGCCGCCTCGGTCAGTTCCATGTAGTTGCCGATGCCGTTTGCCGCGAGCTGCGCGGTGGTGTTCTGGATGTCATCGAGGCCGTACACGGTGGCGTCGGCGTATTTGCGTGTTTCCTTCGCTGCTGCCTGCACGGCTTTGGTGTCGATGCCGGCGAAGCTCATGGTGTTCATGAACTTGTCGGTGCTGTCCGACATGTTCACCACGTCGCCGGCGAAGCCCTTCACCGTGTCCCACAGCGCGGTCACGCCCTTGACGGCCAATCCGCCGATGGCGCTGCCGAAAGCGGCCGCCTTCGTGGTGGTCTTCTCGAACGCCTTGACGGCATCATCGGCGTTGCCGGTGATGCGCACGCTCATGATCGCGCTGTGCGCCATGGTTCACTCCTTCCGTGTTTCTTCCGCTTCCTTGAGAAGCGCGGCGATGCCGGTGCCCCAATCGGCTTCATCGGCCTCGTTGCGCCATTGCCATGGCGTGCCGCCGAAACGGCTTGCCAGGAGGAACGAGAGACGGCCGAGCGAGTCCTGGGGCCACGCGGCTAGTCCGTAGGGTTTCCCTCTTCCGTCTCCTCCCTCGCGGCCGCGAGGTCGAAGGACGCCACGGTGTCCAGCCAATGCTCGAAGTCGGGCAGATTGTGGCCGGCCATGCGCAGGGCCGCGTAGGCCGCGTAGGCTCCGGAACGGACGGGGGACTGGGTGATGGGGCCCCAGCCGGCCTCGATGGCGTGCGCTTCGGCCTTGCAGGTGGCGCGCATGGTGATCGGCACTAGTTCGCTGGTCCCGTCCGTGTAGGTGATGCGGGTGGTTGCCATGTCATTTTCCTTTCACTTGGTTCAGTGTCTTGTCGATGAAGTCCTTGTAGACCTTTTGCCATTGGCTCTCGGTTGAGGCGACGCCGTTGTTGACGAAGAGCCGTGGCCGGATGTGCCGTTTCGGCCAGCCGTAATTGATTGGGCCCGCGTATGGCACGGCCTTGCGGCCGGCGCGGATGACGCCGGCGCGTTTCGTCGCTCCGACACGCAGGCTGCCGGCCAGCCGGCCGGTCTTGCCTCGTGGTGCGAGGTTGCGGACGGCGGGCAGTGCGATCTGCGCGGCCTCGCGGTTCACTTCCTTCAGGTCGTCCATGTCCGCGCCGGCCTTGCGCATCGTCTGCACGAAGCGTTTCTGGCCGACGACCATCAATGCCTTGTCAGCCATCACTTACCCGAGTAGGCCGTGTGGGCGACGTTCGTGACGGCGAAGCTCAGATCGTTCGTGTTCTTCGACTTGACGTCGCCGCCGATGGCGATTGGCGCGATGGTGACGTTGAAGGTCCACTGGATCTTGCCGTTCGTGTTCGGGACGAACTGGGCCGGCAGCGTCTCGCCCTTGTGGTCGAAGAGCCAGACGGACAGACCGTCCTCGCTGAAGTCGTCGCCCACGGTGCCCTCGAACGTCCACGTGGTCGTGGTGTTCGTTTCCTCTGATCCGTCCAAGAAGGTGGTCGGGTCGTCGCTGCTGTTCGACGGGTTCAGCTGCGCTTTCGTCAAGTCGGCACTGAAATCGCGTCCATTTTCGGTGTCGGTGATTTTGAA